TTTAAGATTATTGAATATCTAAGTTATAATCCTCAAAATGTATTACATCCTCCTTTAACCAGTTGTTCAGCTCTAATAGGCTCTTTTGTAGTGGCCTCAATTCATTTCGCACAAAAACTCGACTCGCCTTCTCCACATCCCCAAAACCCCCAACATTATTCGGCATAATCCCCATCATTTGCGGCGGTACGCGGTGTGCTGCCATCATGTCATCGCGACTGACATTTTTGATATTCAGAAACTCATCCTTCGCTGCGACTTCTGACAGAGGAATGATCTGAAGCCCGTCCTTTTTGCCGTTAGGCGAGTACATAAACAGGTTGCGGAAGTTGCCTGGACCTTTGGCGCTTTTCATCGCGTTGCGGAGGTTGTTCACATCCTCCTGATTCTGCGCGGCGTCGGTCATGTACATGATGAAGCCTGCATGGCTGCCGTTGATGTAATACTTACGGCGGAACAGCGTGGCGGATTCGTTGAGCAGGGCGGATGGAATGGCAGAAAGATAGCCGGGCAAGCCGTAGATCTCCTGGTTGATGTCCGGTTCCATCAGATGAAAAATGCTGCCTTTCGTGAACTGATACGGCTGGGTTGTCATACCGTATTGCACAAACCAGTAGGTATCCAGGTCTAACCCGCGTCGGGTGTATTTTGCCAGCGCAGGCTCAAGGGCGATAACTTCACCGAAGCGGTTCGTGCGTTTCTCCAGGTAGGCGTTACCAAATACCAGGTAGTCCTGCACAAAACGTGAAAAAGCCTGCTGGCTGAGCAGCGGGTGAGGGATATAGGTACTGGTCAGAATGTTGCACTTTACTGCAATCGGGGAACTGTGATGCACGGCAGCGCGGAAGGTGCGCGCCAGTCCGTCAAAGCTGACGGGCGGCTCATACCAACGGTCCATCTGTACGCATTCCACATAGTCCAGTAATTCTCGGCGGTCCAGAACAGGAACGGGATCGCCGAAGCTGAATGCTTCGGCTGTAGTTTGACTTTTAAGCTGGATCTGATTCGTCGCCGCAGCGCGGTTCTTCTTACTCTTTCCCATCAAAAAATCTCCACAATATTGCTGGCATTGGCGGATTCGCCCTGCAGCGGTTCGTTAAACAGTGCGTGCATCGTTGCCCAGGCCAGATCGGCGTGGCTGGCTTCTTCGCTGCGGCTGGCTTCATAGGTCGGGCGGTTGCCGCTGGCGGTGGTAGCGCGACGGATTGCCATAAATGATTGCGCAATGTCGGTGTGCCCGGCGTCAAACTCCAGACGGCGGTGGCTGATAATGTCGTAGGCCTTGAGCACCAGGGCGTTTTTAACGTTGGGGTTGTAGACAAACTCCCGGACGGCAGGAAAGAATGCTTTCACGTTCTCGTAAACCCCGTGACCAACGCCGGTTGAGTCGATACCGATATAAGTCACGTTGTACTGTTCGGTCAGTTTTTTGATGGCGTCAGCCTGAGCGCGGAAGTCCATCCCGCGCCACTGGTGACGCTCAAGAATGCGGAATTTACCGCCCGGTACGGCTGGCGGTGCCACCACCACGCATCCGGCACTGTCGCCGTTCTGAGTACCTTTTGCGGGGTCATAACCGATCCATACTTCGCGCCAGCCAAACGGGCGCAGGGCCAGTGCATGAAAGTCGGTCCAGACTTCCCAACTGTCCACCATGCACGCCTGCAGTTCGCTGAGCGGGAACACGGACGCGAGATCGTCCACGAACTCACACATCAGCAGGTTCTGGTATTCGTCCGGGCTGTATTCCATGCGCAACTGGTCAAGGTCGAACAGGTTACAGCCGCCGCGCACCGCATCTTCCACGGTGACTATCTGGCGGTATTGTCCGTCTGCGCACAGCAGGCCGGGGGCCAGATTGCTGTGGGACAGGTCGATGTCCACCTTATCGGCTTTGTTGCGCCCACGGTTGAACAGCGCACCGGACCAGAACGGATAAGCACTGTGTGTCAGGCTGGATGGCGTGGAAAAATAGGTCTGTCGCCATTTTTTGTGAATAGCCATACCGGAAGCCACTTTGCGCAGCTCCTGGAATTTCGGTATCCAGAAATATTCATCCAGATACAGGTTGCCGTGATAACTCTGGGCCGTGCGGGCATTGGTGCCGAGGAAGTAAAGCGTGGCCCCGTTAGGAAGCACCATCGGATCGCCTTTCAGCTCCACCTCCACTTCTTTAGCGAAGTCGATGATGTACTGCTTAAAGACGTGGGCCTGTGCCTTGCTGGCGGAAAGGAAAATTTGGTTACGTCCGGTAAGCAGAGCGTCAATCAGGGCTTCACGGGCAAAGTAAAAGGTCGCGCCGATCTGGCGTGACTTCAGCAGGTTGCGGATGCGGTTGGTTTTTCCGGCTTCCCACCAGTGGTGCTGGTAGTTGAACATGGAGGAATGGAAGATTTCTTCCAGCTTCTCAATCTGCTCATCGGTGAAAACATTCTTTTCCGGCTGACGGCGCGGGCCTTTGTTGCGGTTGGCGACGTTAGGGTTTAAGTCGGCTTCGTTGCCGCCATTGTTAAACTTGCCGATCCGCGCGTGGCGTTCCGACTGGCGCGCCAGCAGGTCAATCTCTTTGAAATCTTTCCCTTCTTTGTGCTCCTTCATAATGAGCTGGCAGTAGCGTGCGGCGGTGGTGAGCTGCATCTGATCCAGCGGCCCATAGTCACCCCACTTGTCGCGTTTTTTCCAGCTGTGAACGGTTGCAACTTTCTCGCCCAGCATTTCAGCAATGCGGGCTACGCGGTATCCCTGAAAGTACAGCAGCATGGCCTGCCGACGGGGATCGAGATCTGCGGGTGTCAGTGTGGTGTTCATGGAACAAACCTACAGCCTTGAATGAAGGCTTTCCCCGCCTGCGGTTTGTGTGGTTGTCGGTACAAATACCGCGCATTGTTTCACTGCCCCTATCACCGCAACCATAAGGCTCCAGTAAGTTTTTTCTAACGGAGCACGGCTCATGACAGTGAAAGCAAAGCGTTTTCGCATCGGGGTGGAAGGTGCCACCACCGACGGACGCGAAATCCAGCGTGAATGGCTGGAACAGATGGCAGCCAGCTACAACCCGGCGGTGTATACCGCGCTGATTAACCTTGAGCACATCAAGTCTTATCTGCCGGACAGCACCTTTAACCGCTACGGCAAGGTGACGGCGCTGTTTGCTGAAGAAATCACGGAAGGTCCGCTGGCAGGCAAGATGGCGCTGTATGCCGACGTTGAGCCAACGGAGTCCCTGGTGGAACTGGTGAAAAAAGGCCAGAAATTATTCACCTCTATGGAAGTCAGCCCGAACTTTGCTGATACGGGCAAAGCCTACCTGGTCGGCCTGGCTGCCACTGATGACCCTGCCAGTCTGGGCACTGAAATGCTGACATTCAGCGCCAGTGCAGCCCATAACCCGCTGGCAAACCGCAAGCAGAATCCCGCCAATCTTTTTACCGCTGCAGAGGAAACGGTGATCGAACTGGAAGAAATCCAGGAGGACAAACCGTCCCTGTTTGCCCGTGTCACGGCGCTGTTTACCAAAAAAGAGCAGTCCGATGACGCCCGGTTCTCTGATGTGCATAAGGCCGTGGAGCTGGTCGCCACTGAGCAGCAAAACCTGAGTGTGCGTACCGAAAAATCCCTGTCTGAGCTGGAGACTGCCCTGCAGGCACAGCAGACCGCCTTTAACGAACTGGTGAATAAGCTGAGTCATGAAGACAGCCGCCAGGACTACCGCCAGCGTGCAACAGGCGGTAACGCCCCCGCTGACACTCTGACCAATTGCTGATGGAGCACAAAACCTGATGAAGAAGAATACCCGCTTTGCTTTTAACGCTTACCTGCAGCAGCTGGCGCGTCTGAACGGTGTGGCAGTTGAAGAACTGTCCAGCAAATTCACCGTAGAGCCGTCTGTACAGCAGACGCTGGAAGACCAGATCCAGCAGTCCGCCGCATTCCTGACGCTGATTAACGTTACGCCAGTGACTGAGCAGTCCGGTCAGCTGCTTGGATTGGGTGTTGGCAGCACCATTGCCGGAACCACTGATACCACCGCGAAAGAGCGTGAGCCTGTCGATCCGACGCTGATGGTCGATGTGGAATATAAATGCGAGCAGACTAACTTTGACACGGTGCTGACCTACGCGAAGCTGGACCTGTGGGCGAAGTTTCAGGATTTCCAGGTGCGTATCCGTAACGCCATCGTGAAACGTCAGGCACTGGACCGCATCATGATCGGCTTTAACGGCGTGAAGCGTGCGAAAACCTCCAACCGTAGCGAAAACCCGCTGCTGCAGGATGTGAATAAAGGCTGGCTGCAGAAAATCCGTGAGGATGCACCGGATCACGTCATGGGCAGCACCACCACGGGCGGTGAAACCACACCGGGCGCGGTGAAAGTCGGTAAAGGTGGCGAATATGCCAACCTGGACGCCGTGGTGATGGATGCCGTTAATGAGCTTATCGACGTGGTCTACCAGGACGATGACGATCTGGTGGTGATTTGCGGTCGTGAACTGCTGTCTGACAAGTATTTCCCGCTGGTCAACAAAGAGCAGGAAAACAGTGAAAAACTCGCTGCCGATATGATCATCAGTCAGAAACGCATGGGTGGCCTGCAGGCCGTGCGTGCGCCGTTCTTCCCGCCGAATGCGTTGCTAATCACCCGTCTGGATAACCTGTCCATCTACTGGCAGGAAGACACCCGCCGCCGTTCAGTTATCGACAACCCGAAACGTGACCGGATTGAAAATTTTGAATCCGTTAACGAAGCCTATGTGGTTGAGGACTACCGCTGCGCCGCACTGGTGGAAAACATCCAGATTGGCGACTTCAGCGCCGCCGCAGCAGAAACCGGAGCGTAATCCATGAGCCTGAGTCCCGCACGGCAGCATCGCCTGCGCGTTCAGGCTGAACAGGCCGCCCGTGAGGGCGGCAGTGTTCGCCACGCGTCGGGCTATGACCTGATGCTGCTGCAACTGGCGGAAGACCGCCGCCGTCTCAAGGGCGTTCAGTCCACGGTGAAAAAAGCGGAAATAAAGGTGGAGCTGCTGCCGAAATATGCCGCCTGGGCGGAGGGCGTTCTGGCTGCCGGAGGCGCTCAACAGGATGACGTGCTGATGTACGTGATGCTGTGGCGCATTGATGCCGGAGATTATGCCGGGGCGCTGGAGATCGGGCGTCATGCCCTGCGTCATGGCTGGGTGATGCCGCTGGGTAACCGCAACGTGCAGACCGTGCTGGCAGAGGAAATGGCAGACGCGGCGCAGAGCGCAATGCTTGCTGCCACCGGCTTTGATGCCGATCTGTTGCTGCAGACGCTGGAGCTGACAGACGGTCTGGATATGCCGGATCAGTCACGGGCGCGTCTGCATAAAGCGATTGGCGCGGTCCTGAGTGAAGGCAATCCGGCGTCTGCCCTTAATCATTTCAACCATGCGTTACAGCTCGATCCCCGCTGTGGCGTGAAAAAAGACAAACAGCAGCTGGAGCGCAGACTGCGCAATGACAGCCGCTGACAGAACGTGCCCCCGCGCACGGGCGGCACGGGGTGGCGAAAGGCACTGCCACATCAAAACCCCGTCCACCGCCCTCTATTTCAGGAGAAAGCAGCATGAAGTTTGTTGCGCCAGAACAGGCACCGGAACAGGCGGAAATCATCAGAAATACGCCGTTCTGGCCTGATGTGGACCTGTCGGAGTTTCGCAGTGTCATGCGCACTGACGGCACGGTGACGCAGCCGCGTTTAAAGCAGGTTGCGCTGTCGGCAATTTCGGAGGTCAACGCAGAGCTGTATGAGTTTCGCAGACGCCAGCAGATGCTGGGGTATGCCTCGCTGGCAGAAGTCCCGGCGGAACAACTGGACGGCAAAAGCGAGCGCATTCAGCACTATTTCAACGCGGTTTACTGCTGGGCACGCGCCATGCTCAACGAACGTTACCAGGACTATGACGCCACGGCATCCGGTGCGAAGCGAGGCGAGGAACTGGCGGAAGCAAGCGGTGATTTATGGCGTGACGCCCGCTGGGCCATCAGCCGGGTGCAGGATGCGCCGCACTGCACAGTGGAGCTTATCTGATGAAAGTGCGTGCGCATCAGTATGACACGGTGGACGCACTTTGCTGGCGTCATTACGGGCGCACGCAGGGTGTCACGGAGCAGGTACTGAAGGCAAATCCGGGGCTTGCCGAATACGGCCCCTTTTTACCTCACGGGCTGCAGGTGGAGCTGCCGGACATTCCGACCACCCCCACCACCGTGCAGACCGTCCAGCTATGGGACTGAATTATGACGCTTGAGCGAATCAGCGCCTTTATCACGTATTGCATCGCCGTCGTGCTGGCCTGGCTGGGCGATTTGTCCATCAAGGATGCCTCAACGCTGGGCGGCCTGATGATTGGTGTGCTGATGCTGGCTATCAACTGGTACTACAAACATAAAGCCTACCAGCTTCTGCGCGACGGGCAGATCTCGCGGGAGGACTATGAATCCATCAATCGTTAAACGCTGCCTTGTCGGGGCCGTGCTGGCTATTGCAGCTACGTTGCCGGGTTTTCAGCAGCTTCACACCTCCGTGGAGGGGCTGAAACTAATTGCCGATTACGAAGGCTGCCGTCTGCAGCCGTATCAGTGCAGTGCAGGTGTCTGGACCGACGGCATTGGTAATACATCGGGCGTCATTCCCGGCAAAACAATCACGGAACGACAGGCAGCAGAAGGGCTGATTTCCAACGTGCTGCGTGTGGAGCGGGCACTGGAAAGGTGTGTGAAGCAACAGCCGCCGCAAAAGGTGTATGACGCGGTGGTGTCGTTTGCCTTCAACGTGGGAACGGGCAATGCCTGCAGTTCCACACTGGTGAAATTACTCAATCAGCGGCTCTGGGCGGATGCGTGCCGACAGTTGCCGCGCTGGGTTTATGTTAAAGGTGTGTTTAATCAGGGGCTGGATAACCGCCGTGCGCGGGAGATGGCCTGGTGCTTACAGGGAGCAAACTGAAATGAAAAAGAAAGTAATCAGCGGGCTGTTTCTGATGTTATGGATAGCTCTGTTAATCGCCGCAATGGTGTATCCGCAGGGGATTTTTCCGGTACTGGCAGCATCTGGTGTCTGGGTAGCCTGTCTGCTGACATGGGCAGTAATTCCGGTAGCACTGGCTGCGTTAATTAAGAACGGCCCGCTCTGGCAGGAGTTGAGGGCATCTTTGCTGAAGAAAATTACCCGAAAAGAAAACGTATTTATCAGCTGGATGATGCGATTGCTGATTGTCGTCAGTCTCGCCTGGACGGGGTGGGCTATTACCCTGGTCTTTTATCTGCTGACCGTTATTGCCTTCTGGATCACCCGTAATCAGATGGCGCAACAGGTAGCAGCATGAACCGGTTGCTGCTGGTTGTGCTGGCGTTATTACTGGCGGCGCTGGGCTGGCAGACGTGGCGGCTGGCTGATGCCAGCCAGACCATCAGCACGCAGGCAGACGAGCTTCGGAGCAAAAGCCAGGCACTGGCAAAGAGTAACAGCCAGCTGATCAGCCTGTCCATTCTGACTGAAACCAATAACCGGGAGCAGGCGCGGCTCTATGCCGAAGCAGAACAGACCAGCGCACAGCTGAGACAACGACAACGCCGGATCGAGGAACTGAAACGTGAGAACGAGGATTTACGCCACTGGGCTGATACTCCTTTGCCTGCTGACATTATCCGGCTGCGGGAACGTCCGGCACTCACCGGAGGTGCAGCTTACCGTCAGTGGTTGTCCGCGAGTGACGCCGTGTCGGCTGGAGCAGGCAGCACCGCGCACTAACGGTGATCTGAATGCGTTGCTGGATGAAACGGAGGCCGCCTGGGCGGTCTGTGCAGACAAAGTGGACATGATTATTGCGTGTCAGGAGCGAAACAGTGAACAAACCACAATCCCTGCGCCACGCCCTCAATAAAGCGGTGCCTTATGTCCGCAATAACCCGGACAAACTGCATCTGTTTGTGGATAACGGTTCGCTGGTTGCCACGGGGGCCAGCTCCATGTCATGGGAGTACCGCTACACCCTGAACGTGGTGATTGAGGATTTCAGCGGCGACCAGAATCTGCTGATGGCCCCGGTTTTGCTGTGGCTGCGTGATAACCAGCCCGATGCCATCAATAACCCGGCGTTACGGGAAAAGCTATTCACCTTTGAGGTGGATATTCTGCGCAACGATGTCTGTGATATCAGCCTCAACCTGCAACTGACGGAGCGTGTGCTGGTCAGCACTGACGGCAGTGTGTCGAGCGTTGAAGCTATAGCGGAACCTGATGAACCTGAAGAAATGTGGACGGTGAAACGTGGCTGAACTGCAGAAAGTGGACGACTGGCTGAGTGCCTTGCTGGCGAATCTGGAGCCAGCCGCAAGAAGCCGCATGATGCGCCAGCTGGCGCAGGAACTACGCCGGACACAGCAGCAAAATATCAGAATGCAGCGCAATCCAGATGGCAGCAGTTATGAACCGCGACGGGTAACAGCACGCAGTAAAAAAGGCCGTATCAAACGTCAGATGTTTGCAAAGCTGCGCACCACAAAATACCTGAAAACTTCCGCCAGCGCCGACTCTGCCAGCGTGCAGTTTGAAGGCAAGGTACAGCGCATTGCCCGTGTTCACCACTACGGATTGAGAGAGCGGATAGGTAAAAGAAGCAAAAGTATTAAATACCCAGCTCGCAGATTGCTGGGACAAACCCAAGAGAGTAACCAGATAATTCTAAACACTCTCTTGAGGTGGATGACAAAAGATAACTAAATTCTAAGCTGGGGTTATCAGAGTATCAATTCTCTTGATATCTGCAGCCGTTGCGTGAGGGCATTTTTTCAGGATGTTTAGCCATTTTTTATCTCTGGGTTGGTATTCTAAGTCACCATCGGTTTCAAGTTTCGAAAGAATGCCAACAATATCACTGTGGCTAATCCAATCTTGTTTTTCTTTAAATACATTCCATGTTGCCCAGCACTTCCCTATTTCAGATGGGGACGACCATCGCATAATTTCTATTATATGGGATATTTTTTTGTCGAAACTTTCAGTGCCGGGGCTAGGGCTTATTCTTAAAATGTTAGAGAAAGGTACTTCAGCATAGTTGAAGTCCCAAACCCCTTCTGTTTCGATGCACATTTTGACAACAGAAGCATGAAAATCTTGACGTATAAGCTCGTCAGGGTAACCGTGATTGTTGCTAAGTGTTATGACTACATTAACTAAAGCATCGAACTCTCTGTAGGGGATAATATTGTCTGGAGAAAGAAGTTTTCCGCCGAATTGAATGTACAATATTGGTTTCTTTAGAATGTCAATTATGGCTTTTGTCACGGCCCAGCTTGCAGCTCTTTGAGGACATAAGGCTTCTAGTTCCGCTTTTTTATTTTTTTTTCCTTTCGTAACGGTATCCATTACAGTTTTTATTTTGGGAAGAACATGTTCGTGCTCAAGGTTGAAACGATGAGGTGATT